CAGGGCGTCGCCGTCATCGTTGAGGGGGTTCCATACTCTCGGCCCATCAATCCATAAACTATCGGTTTCTTTGTGTAAGCTGGTTTTAATTCCCGCCGCCTTCGCAGCGAGTTCAAGTAATTCGCGGCTCATGCTCAGTACCCCCAACGAATGCGTAAGCACACAAGATACAAATGCATGGCAAACTCGTCCCCGCCGCTGAAAAACCCAACTGCAAAGCATGGCCACTTTCGCGGAAAAAACTCGATCTTGAAGTGCAATGATTTTTTCATTTCATTCCCCTTTTTTATTTAATCTCTCACTAACTATTTCGGCGCACTGTTCAACGAAAAGACTAGCGTTGTCCCACGCCTCCTCAGGGGTTTTGAATTTGAACCCAGCATCGGTAGCAACTCCACCACCGTAGACTGTGCCAATCCAATATGTTTGCAGTTTGCCGTTTTCGACAACCTTAAATCGCTCGGTATTGATGTCGCTTTGCAGCGCCATCGCGTATGCGGAAATGCGATCAGTCATTTCATTCCCTTTCCAATCTCAGCCGCAGCCCTGACGATTGCTCGGCGGGTGGCGGCGTAGCGATCTTGCGATGAGCTAGGTAATTCAGTTTGCATATTTACAAAACCGCCAGCGCCAGTGAATCCAGAAGCCATAAACGTTTGGATGTAAAACTTCAATTTCACCGCCAGCCGCAGGGCGTCGCCGTCATCGTTGAGGGGGTTCCATACTCTCGGCCCATCAATCCATAAACTATCGGTTTCTTTGTGTAGGCTAGTTTTAATACCTGCCGCTTTCGCGGCGAGGTCAAGTAATTCGCGGTCAGTCATTCTTGCTCTCCTGTAGCTTTGGCGATGGCGGAGCGGGCTGTTTCAAAACCAGCATCAAGCACATCCCATCCTTTGCCATCTGCCGCTGCAACTATCTCTTGCAGCGCCTTAAGCAAATCAGGCGCGGCGACAATTAGGCGGGCTTGAGCTGCAACGCGCTCGTACTCTGACTTGGACCAGACGAAAGACATAATCTCAGGTGTGTGCTTATTCATCCTACTATCCTCGCAGTCTTAAATTGCGCCCGCAGATCCATCAATACTTGCTCGCCACCCGCGCAGGCTGAAGGGTTGGCGATCAGTTCACGGCTACCGAAAACAAACGCATCAGGCTCGCCGTTTCGAACTGGCTTGCCGTCAATAATCCAAACAGCCTCATCCATGCTTGATGCCTCGGTGTCTAACTTCCAAGGCACCATGTCTGGATGCAAAACATGCGACTCGCAACCTTCAAGCTGAGCCTCGAATGGAATCTCCGCATCCCACTTTGCGCAGTGCCATGTGCTATCCGCCCGAGGCGTACTATGTGAACAGGTGCGGCAGTTGACATGCTTGGTAGGCTTGCCACCGTGACACATCTCATGCGCTGCGCAAAACTTGCATTGATACCAGCTCGGGTTCGTCGAAAGCGGTTCCGGCTGTCTGTCGCTTAGTGTAATGCGATGTCCACGGGCAATCAAGCCCTCTGCCGCTTCTTTGTTGTATTTCACGCGCTCGGTGTAGATCCGGTCGTCGTCTTTGCACACGGCCACATACAGCGCCCGGTCGATGCCAGTGCCGTGCATGTAGGCTTGCATCTGCGCCCAGTGCATCGGCTTTGCCTTCTCGACACCTTGCGCCTCGACTTCATCAAAGCTCTTTTTCGAGTGCGTTTTGAACTCGGCAACGTGCTTCTTTTTCGGCGCTTCTGGCACGCCTGAATGAATGATGCCGTCCAAGCTGCCGCCGACATGAGCGCCAAAGTCAACGCGGCTCTGTGCTCCTTGCGTATCTCGGATGTCAATTCCGATGGCTCGCAGGTCGCTCACGATCCAGCCTTCTTCATGGTGCCCACGCCGGAACACTCGCAAGATGCGGCCCGGGAATTCCTCACGCGCTGCCCAGCGAAATGAGAGCCACAGCCACCGATCGCACGGGTGGCCGAGAATGCTGGCGCCGAGATGCTGGCGCGGATGCTCGGTTTTGCTGGCGTGATGTTGGTCAATAAGGGCGGCGATTGAATGCGCCGCTTCTGGGATTGCTGTCATATAACATGGCTCCATGTTTCGTGCTGCAAGATCTTTTCAATCGTTCGCACGTGAACACCGTATTGCGCGGCTAAAGCCGCATTGCTCAGGTTGTCTTTGATGTATGCGCGCAGTTTCTCGCGCTGTCTCGCTGCTGACTTGATGCTGTGAACCTCTAAATCAAGCAGTTTGGTTTGGGGCAAATCTTGGCCGCGCTTGGCGAATTCCCTGGCGCGTGAAATGTACTCTTCACGATCCAGGGCCTTCTCTTTGCGTGCTGGCCTGCCAAATAGTGATGCTGCGTATTTGGTGCGGGCCATGATGTTTATGCAACGTCTTCAAGCATGTCAAAAAGCGATGGCATTGAGAATTCACGCTCTGCCGCTTGCAAGTAATGAACTTGATCCATGAAGTAGCCTGGGTTCAATTCAGACCCGCCACCCTTGCGGCCCTTGAGAATTGCGCGATATGGCACTGTGCCAAGCCCGCAGAATGGATCGTAAACAGTATCGCCCTCATTGCTGTATCGCTCAATCAAGCGATCAACAATGTCGAACTGCAAAGGGCACACATGCTTCTCAACTGCGCGACGGCTCTGGTCGCTGTTGAGCGTGTGCATGCGCGTTACATCGTGCCAGACGTCAGGATGATGCGAGCCAGGGGCAAGGCTCATGAACGTGCTAGGCAATGCTCCGCGAGCCTCCAATTCCTCACCAAGTCGAATATGGAATTCGTAGTCATAGATGTTCTCCAGTGAATATCTGGTGAACATGCTGGCCAGCTTGTCAGGGCCAAGTCCTGCCAAATCCTCAGCGGTCAATTGACGATTGCCACTGCTGCGCCAGAATGCGTGCGCGTCAACCTGCCAGTGTGCGCGTGTGTATTGGTCTTTCGACTTCTTCACCGGAACGTCAGCATAGCCTTTCGTGCGATCAGTCTGCGGCTTGCGGAAAAGCACGATGTATTCAGGAGAGCCGACGCCCATCTTGCTACCATCTTTGCACTGCTCAGACCAGCCGAGGCGATAGGTTTGATTGTTCTCGCGCACCACATCAGTGACCACCGTAATCAAGCCCATGTAGTCAAACCCATGCTTGCGCCCGTGCATGATGGCTTCGCAGTGAAATGGGCTCACGGTTGGAGCGCCTGCGCCTGTGACATTTCCGAACAGAATCCGATCTTTGACATGGCAAGCATAGATTCGGCCAGGCTTGAGAATGCGCAACAGTTCAGGCGTCAGATAGTCCATCTGGCCCCAGAAGTGATCATTGTTCTCGGTATGACCGAAGTCGTTATAGCTCGGGCTGTATTCGTAATGATTGGCAAATGGGATGCTGGTAACAATCAAGTCAATGCTGTTTTCCTCGCGCACCTTCGCTTCTTCAACACAATCATTGTTTGCGACGCGAAAGCGATCGCCAGTGACCTCAATGCGCTTTACGCCGATTGAGCGTGTGAGAGTGTCTTGCATGGCCAGTTGATTCAGGCCGAATTGCTTGATGATTTCTTGCATGTTTTCTACCAGTTCTTTATGTTGTTGCCACTTTGCCAAAAGCACGCGCAGCACTTCGCGCTCTGCCTCGCTGTAGATCACATCAATAATGACCTTCTTGGTTTGACCAAAGCGCTGCACTCGGTGAATGGCTTGAATGAAGTCATTGAACTTGAAGCCAATTCCAGCGAAGATTTCCCGGTGGCAGTGCTTTTGGAAGTTGCAACCTGATCCTGCAATGATTGGTTTCGTAGACAAGATGCGAAACGCACCATCACCGAAACCAACAATGCGCGATTCGCGCTCGTCTAGGTCTTGCGTGCCCCAAACGCTAACGGCTTCTGGAATAGCCTTTTGGATTGCGTGACGTTCATCTTCCAGATCGTGCCAAATCACAAAATGATCATCAGGTGATGCTGCGACAATCTCTTGCACCTTAGCCACTCGATCAGGCATGCTGTCGCGCTTTTCACGGCTGGCCGCAGCAAGCCCGAGCGCTGGATCTTGAAACATCAATCCCTGCCCATCTTTCTCTGTTCCTGCCTTTTCGTAGTCGCTGGCAACTTCGTGATATCGAACCTCAATTTCTGGCAAGTCATAGCCTTCGTCGCTGTGCCCCAGGTCGCTCGGCTTTTGAGCGAAAATGGCCCAGCTTGAAACCCAAAGCCAGAACTCCTGTTCTTTGTGCGGGTAAAGAGTCAGATTGTTGGCCTGAGTGCTATCACGCTGAAAGAAGCGTGTCAGAGCCTGGCCCGTATCCATCGCGCCCAAAAAGCCAGCGTAGTGAATCAGCTCTTTGAATCTGTTTGGACTTGGTGTCGCGGTGTTGACCAGCTTGTATTTCACGCCGGAGAACATCGGCAGGAACTCTTGATAAGTCTTTGACCCAAAAGAGCGCAGAACGCTCGCTTCGTCCAAGCTCACAGCCGTGAACAATGTCGGGTCTAACTTGCCATCTCGCACCGTTTCATAGTTCGTGATGTAAAGGTTATGCTCTGGCGTGATTTCCGATGCGCTCTTGATGAATTGCAGTTCATACCCGAGCATGCGAGCATCTCGCATCAGTTCCTGGCGCACACCTAGCGGCGCAATGATCAGGCCGATGCCACCTGCGTTTTCAATGGTTTTGCCCATCCATTCAATTTGCATCACGCTCTTACCAAGTCCGAAGCTGGCGAAGATGGCGCGATTGCCGCCTTGAATTGCCCATTGCACAATGTCTTTTTGATGAGCCTTCAGGATAGGATTTAGCTCAGTTTTCGGCACATCAAAGCCGCCGAAGTGCGCCATCTTTACCTTGGCTTTGAGAAAGTCTGAATAGTCCATTCATCACCTCAAAAGCCCGGCACAAGCCGGGCGGGTTGATTGATTACTTCTTTGCCCACGGCGGCGCAGCTTTCGCAGGTGCGGCCATGGATGGAAGAGGCATGCCAGTCGGCGCAACGCTAGGCAATGCGCCACCGCTTACAGCCTTGAAGCCGCGAACCTCGTTCTTGTCGCCGTACTGTTCATCGCGCTTGATGTCCAGCTTGATTTGCAGATTGCCGCCGATCATTTGATCAGTGTCTGTGACTTTGGCAAGGCCAATGGCGCGCATCAGTTCGCCAAGTTGCTGGCGCCCAATTTCCTCGGCCTTGGGGTTCGGATTCTGAATGTTCAGATTGCCAAAAACAACGCGCCCCTGGTGAGTCGGCCCGGTTACGTCATAGCGAACGGAAATGAACTGGCCATTGCCTGCCTTTGTGTTTTTCAGTTCGGCACCCGCGATGGTGACGGTGTACCATCCCGCGGGCAGTGGCTCAAAATTGCCACCGGATGATTGAGGCAGGTCGGCTACGTCGAAAGATTGTGAAAGAAACGCCATGATTGATTACTCCTTTACGGTGATGGTGTAAGACGGACGGCCTGGCGTGACCGTTACCGCGTGAGAAAAAAGCTCGGTGATCTGTGCATCTGTGGATTTCCAAGCGGACATATTGATTTCAGGTTTCCAGCGAAACAAAGTCGAAAGGTAAGCATTCAGGCCAGCCTCGGCTGCAATCTCCTGCGCTTTGTCTGCGTCTACCTTGCGATCAAGTCGACCCACGATCTTGATACTCAAGCCAGGCACGAGATGGCTCTCAGTGCCTTCGAGTGTTGGCTTGATGCCTAGAAGTGCGGTCAGCTTGTCTTCGGCCTCACGGCGCTTTGCGACTGCGCGCTTCTCCGCCTCTTTTGCCATAATCCATTCCTGGCTCAGTTGCTCCAGCTCTTGCATTTCAGCCTCCAATCTTTGCAATGATTGCGCCCAGGTCTGGCGCTTCCCACGTTTCCAGCTTGCCGCTGCGATCCTTGGCCAGCCACAGCCCGTCCGAGTCACACATCAGAGCCCGCTGGGTATTGCCTTCGGCATCGCGCTCGACACGAAGTGCCAGCACCTCGTCGAAGAAGTAGGGCAACTGCTGGCCAGTCTTATTGCCAGGCATGCTGGGCGAATACAGCACGCGGCCCATTTCGTCCTGGGTCTTTTCCAGCTTTGCGCTCATGTAAACGTGCCGGCCTGGCAAGTCGCGGAAGGCCCGAATGATGTCGGCCATCTGTTCTTGCATCGCGCCGTATGCTTGACGCGGATCTTTGCTTGCCTTTTTCTCGGCATTCAGCACCACCTCTGCCACTTCGCTGATGCTGTCCAGCGCCACCGATTGAAACTGAACCGCTTCGGCGCTTTCTGAGAGCCATTTGTAAGCCTCCGTCAGATCACCCATGCTGGCGATCTCAATGTAAGGCACATCGGCCCCAGCGATTGAAAGCAAGCCGCCCTCGGCGCTCAAGACAATGGGCGCCGGCAAGGTTGGGATGAGCGAGGTTTTACCCGCGCCAGCTTGCCCGTAAACGAGCAGTTTTACGCCGCTCATAGAAAGCGCGGAACTGCGCTTCAAGTTGATAGCCATTTGGTTTTCTCCGGTTGGCTGTTGAGATCGGCCCATTGCTGGGCCGGGTTGTTATTCTTGCACGCTTTCCTGCGCAAAGCCATAGGCCTGTTTGCTTTGACGCTGGCGCATTTTCTCCAGCATCTTCAAAGCAACTTGCAAGTGAGACCTGACACCAAGAAGCTCGATTGAATCAGTGCCAGTAGGCTTCACGTCATCGCTCAATTCAAACATGAACATGAGCGCATCCATCGCATTCGTGATATCGAGAACTTCCTCACGTACTTTAAACAGTCGGTCTGTGTAGATGTCTTCTGCAATGTTTCGCATGATGATGATCCTAAATGTGGGCTCCAAAAACTGGAGCCCATCTGATTACTTGGATGTGACCTTGACGCTGAACACAGCCGTCACGCTGGTGTTTGCCTCGATCACTTCGGCGGGGATGTTGCAAGCCTTGGCAATTGCTTTCCAATCCGTCACCTTGCGATTGGCCTCGACAACTTTGGCGCAGAACATCGCGCCGTCAAACACGCTATCGCCACCTTGCACCGTGGCCTTGTCTTTCATGCTGGCCTTGATAGCATCAGCACGCTTCTCAAGATCAGCAATCTCAGCCAGAAGCAAGCCAAGTTCGTCTGCGGCGGTCACGTTGATGTCAATCAGCTTCATGTCTTACCTTTCAATCTGCACCGTCTGGGGATCAGTTCGTGCAGTGGTTGTATTGTGCGCCAGCTTTTGCTAAGATGCAAGCGCTTATTTAACTTTTTCTGTACTTTTTGAGGCAGTGCACAATGACACTAGATGAGATAAAGGCTGCGCTCGCAGATCGCAACTTGCAGGCCGTGGCGCAGTCAATCGGCCTGAACCCGCACACTCTTTACAGAATCGCCGCTGGAAAAACTAGGCCGCATCGGGCGACAATGACGCTCCTGTCTCAATACTTGAAGGGCGGAGCAATCAATGGCTGATCTCTCAAAAGTGCTCGGCGGGCCGTGGTCGCCACCGCCAGAAAAGCGTGTTGCACCCGTCGAAGATCAGCTGCTCGATGCAATGCACGCTGCAGGTATAAAGCACACACCTGAGCAGGTGCACATTGACGGCAAGATGCACCGATTCTGCACATCAGGCAAGCGAGGCGATGCAGGTTGGTACATCGTTTTTCCAGATGGCATCCCTGGCGGGCAATTCGGCGATTGGCGCACAGGCTTGGTGGCTAATTTCAAAGCCGACATTGGGCGCAAGCTCTCGCACATTGAGGAAATGCAGCACGCTCGGCGGCAGGCTGAAGCCTCGGCAATGCGCGAAGCAGAGCGAGTGCGCAAGGCAGAATTGGCCAGCGATATCGTCACAAAGATTTGGATTGAGGCCGGCGCCGCAAGCCCCGAGCATCCATACTTGGTCAGAAAGCAAATACAGCCGCACGGTGCTCGTGTTACTGGCGATGGTCGCTTGATGGTGCCTCTTTACTCAGCAGATGGCGAGCTCACATCACTGCAATACATCGACATTGACGGCGATAAGAAATATCACCCAGGCGGCAAAACTGGCGGCAGCTTCTGGTGGCTTGGCGCGCTAGAAGATGCAAAAACCATTTACATTGCCGAAGGCTATGCCACCGCAGCCACCATTTATGAAGTAACAGGCCAGCCGTGCGTGATTGCATACAGCGCAAGCAGCTTGCCAACTGTGGCAGGTACCATGCGTGAGATGTACGGCCCGCAGCAATCCATCGTGATCGTTGCAGATCATGACGCGCACGGCGTCGGCCAACGATACGCAGATCAAGCCAGCGCAAAGCATGGCGTTCGCGTAGTCATGCCTCCTGAAATCGGCCAGGATGCAAACGATTATGCACTAGCAGGGCATGACCTGGCGGCGCTTTTAATGCCAGCCACAGGCTCAGCAGTCGTTGAGAAATTGCAGCTGGTCTTTGGCGATCAATTGGGCGACGAATACGAGGCACCAAATGAGCTAGTCGAAGGCCTGATGACAATCGGCAGCTCCGTAGTGGTCTATGGTGACAGCAACTCAGGTAAGACATTCTGGGCGCTGTCAGTTGCCACCGCCATCGCTACCGGCGCAGAATGCTACGGGCGCCGAACAGATCCCGGTCTAGTGGTCTACTTGGCCAGCGAGGCACCTGGCAGCATTCGCTCACGTATGCAGGCAATCAAGAAGTTCTACGGGTGCAACCTGGAGAACCTGGCCATGGTGCCAGTGCCCATGAATTTCTATTCAGGCGATCAAGATGCAAACGATGTGATCGAGCTGGTTAAAGCAGTCGAACAGATCAAGGGTAAGCCAGTTCGGCTCATCATCGGTGACACATTGGCACGCATGAGCGCCGGAGCAAACGAAAACAGCGGAGAAGACATGGGGCCAGTAATGTCACGCTTTGACCAAGTTGCACACGCCACAGGCGCCGCTTTGATGATCATCCATCACAACGGCAAAGACCAGGCCAAGGGCGCCCGCGGTTGGTCAGGAATCCGCGCACACATCGACACCGAAATAGAAGTTGCAGAGAAGGACGGCGTTCGGTCTGTCACCGTCACAAAGCAGCGCGAACTACCAGGCAAAGGTGAAACCATCTATTTCAAACTAGAAATAATCGAAATGGGGATTACTAAATTCGGTGAAGCCGCAACGACTTGCGTGGCCATTCCTGATTTAGATGCGGAGTCAGTTATACCTCACAAAAAACCAACAAAACATGATGAGAATATCCGCACATTGCAACGTGCATATTGGGCTGGCGGCGCCGAAGAACAGGATGGTTTGCCTTATATTAGCCGTCACGCATTGAGAGAATTACTCATTGCAGACGGTATTTCAGAACGCACCGCAACGAATAAAACAGAAGCCAGCCGCAAGGACGGAATGATCATGCCAATGCTCAATTCTGGCATCATTGCAACCGCCGCGAAGGGTTGGGTTATCATCGACCCCGCACACAGTAGCGCACTTTTGATGAGCAAAAGAGGACACCAAAAATCCCCCTAAATCCCCCGAAGTCCCCCTGGGGCGTTTAGGGGGATTCGGGGCAAAAGCCCGGAAAAATCCCCCGCCCCTCCCCTAAAACGTATACGTTAGGGGGAGGTAGGGGGACCGGGATGCGGAAAAATTGGGGCAACTTCTCAACC